CTATAGCACAGCGAGATAGTAGTGGTAATTTGACTGCAGGTATATTCTACGGTCTAGCAACATCAGCTAACTATGCCGATTTGGCAGAAAAATATTCTGCAGATTTTAATTATGAACCGGGAACAGTTTTAGTGATCGGCGGAGAACAGGAAGTAACTACTTGCCTGTCACGAGCTAGTATAAATTGGGCTGGAATAGTTTCGACCAATCCGGCACACTTAATGAATGATAAAATAGATGGAGTAGCAGTTGCTCTAAAGGGACGTGTTCCCTGTAAGGTTGTGGGACCTGTAAGCAAAGGTGATTTATTAGTCACTAGTGCCACCCCCGGATATGCGGAAGCATACCGAGATGGAGATAATACACTAGCAGTAATAGGTAGAGCTTTAGAGGCCTTACCCGACGGACTTGGAGTGATAGAAGTTAAGGTCTAAAAAAAAGCACCCCAGGGGTGCTTTTTTTATGCTTCAGCAGTTTCTGCTTTAGCCTTTTTCTTTGGCGGATCTAACTCATCTGCCGTTTTGCGAAGTTTAGCCGCTTCCTTGTACAAGGCATCAGCACGTGAACGCATTTCTGCAGGGGTCATCTCAGTTGTTGAAATTTCTTTCTCAGCTTTGGCCTGTGTCTTTGGAGCTGGCTTACCATCTTCGGTAGCCGCCAAATCCTCAACAGTAATACCTTTTTGCTCAGCAATGAGTTTATTCAACTCATTCAAAGGAATCTCATCATTTCTGGTTGGTGTAACAATAACACCATCAGTTGGAACCTTCTTAAGATGTCCGTTGGTATGCAAATGGGCTAACATATTGTTACCATCTGGAAACTTTTTTGTAGCCAAAATATCTGAAATTTCATTTGCCTGTTGGCCTAAGTCACTCTCGACGACACTCATTAAAGCGTCATGATACGAATCTCCTAGAGCATTAGTGCCAATGACTAGAGCACTATTTGCGTCTCCGGGGATGGTGCGATACGCAATCACTACCTTTGCCCCGTTATTTTTCATTTTACCAACGTGTTTCATCGAAGGCTCCTTATTGAGCGGCCGGTGCTGGTTGTTGTACGCCGTCGGCTACTCCTGGTGAAGGAGGAAGTTGTTGTGGGTAAACTGCTTCTAAAAACTTGTTTAGTTTATTGAATACAGCGCCTACTGCTTCCATTTCAGCGGCACGGAAAGCGCCACGTTGAGCGGCTACGTCGATAACCGAACGTAGGTTTGTTAAGTCAGCGATTGAAAGCTCTGGTGTTGCTGGTGCATCAGCAGGTGCTTGTGGTGCTTGACCTTGATCTAAATCTGCCATTTTTATCTCCTATTATAATTGGTTTAAGTATGGGCATGCCAGACTAAACATAGTTAGTTCTGCAGGATCTTCGAACCCTATTTCTTGAGTTTCAATCATCCTGTTATCTTCACTAATTTTGAGAGTCCGTTTTATAGCATATCTACTGTTCAAGTTACTATAAACCCAACTGCTAATTTTATCAGAATCAGCTTTGATGCTCATTCTTGCAAAGTGCCTAGGAAAATGATTTAAGCGTCTTTGTCCTAGGACGTTTAGCGGATTAACTGTACCTTTAGTAAGTGACATAATATACCACTATTATTTATAGTAGGCATGAGAGCCGAATGGCGGAATTATGGAATCGTTTCCGTGAATAATAAACAGGCTATCGCAATAGTGTTCATCGCCCCAGCTACCACAAGGATATCCGTCTGTAAACATAATGAACTTTTTAGGCTCAATTCCTTCTTCTTTCATAAAGTTAAAATTGGCATCAAAGTCAGTACCGCCACCACCTTTAACTTCATAGTCCATAATCTCGTCCATGTTGTCGCCGGTAAATTTAGCGTAATTATATACAGCAGTATCAAAACACCAGACATCCATCTTGAAGTCCTTGTATTCTTCCATAATGCCTTTAATCTCGCTCATGAAGTCTTTTGCTTGAGCGTCTGAAATTGACCCGCTCATGTCAATAGCAATACTTACGTCGATAGTTTCTTCATTCATAAGTCCTGGCAATACAGCACCGCTATGTTGAGACTTACGGTTAGGACGACTAAAACTAAAGTTAGACTTTATGATACTTTGGATTTGCTGACGCAACAGTTGACGCCAGTCCATTTTAGGCTCTGTAAAATCTTTGATAAGACGTTGCACACCTGCTGGAACACGACCTGCTCCTGCGCTTTGTGCGGCACTTACCATTGCTTCTTTGATTTCGTCACGGATCTGTTTCTTTTCCTCGGCAGTAAGTTTTGGACGACCTTTGCCCTTGCCTTCTTTGTCGCCGTCTTTACCTTCGCCTTCGCCTTCATCACCGTCCTCGTCATCTAAGTGCTCGTCAAGCAATTCACCTAGTGCGCTGATATCAATTTTTTCTGCTTTCTCGTATAGGTCATCGTAGATTTCTTCATAAGACATACCGCGATATTTGCCGTCTTGGAAAATTTTAATGAAGTCTGGCACTTCGCCAATGCGTTCATCTTTAAGGATTTGATTAACTGCAAAGTCAGCGGCGATGTTAGACAACTGTGGATCTCGTCCGTTACGACGACCCATATGGTCAAATACGTTATGTAGAACTTCGTGTGCAAAGCCAAATTCTGCTTGCTTAGGAGTAAGTTTGTCTACAAAGCCAACATTGTAATAAAATCGGCGACCGTCTGTAGCCAATGTACCCAACCAATCGCTTGCATCTACTAATTGCAAACGTGTAGCCATGTTACCAAAAAATGGATGACGTAGGAGCAAGCCTACACGGGCAGTAACCAATTTATCGATTACTTTATTTTTTTCTGAGTCAGAATAGACACGAGTTTTGTCTGCTTTGACACGCTCTTGTTTCATTACTTGTGACATAATTAGCTTCCTATTGTTTCAGTGTATATACTATTATATAGCATTGTTTTGGTTTTGTCAATAGTTTTCTTTGATATAGTAGTATTGCTCGGGAGGATATTTTTCCAATACCTGTTCTTCTTTAATCCACTTGTTCATGTCCGGTGCTGTAAAAAACAATTTACTTTTAATTCCGTCTACTGCCTTGTTAGTACCTTTTTCTGATATAGTCAAATACCAAGATTTTACGGCCATAATTTATACCCCTTATAAGTTGAAAAGGGCCCCGAAGGGCCCAATTTTAATTTTCCATTGCTGTGATAATGTACTTGCCGTACTTGTCATGGAAGCGATCAAAGTTATTCATCTTTGATGCATCAAACGGCAGTTGATAGTTAGTCAACGCAACCTTTGAACCCATAACAACAAGCTCGGTTGGGAAATTATCCATCATAAAGCCAAAGAAGTTGTCTGCAAGATTGTTCCAATCTTTAACCTTCTTCTCATGGGCTGTTTGAAGCTCATAGCACAGGCTAATAACAAGTGAGTACATCGCAGAGATTTCTTTGATTTCGCACTTAGTAACCTTACCAGATAGGATTTCTTCTGGTTTAGGCATTTGCTTGGCAACTTTGCGGTGAGCCATAAACTTGACAGCAAGTCCATCACCTACCGCGCCTGCAATGAGATCAGTGAGCGTAGATTCAGGCAAGTCATCGTCGCCAAGCAAATCACTTACGAAGCTCCAAGAGCGTGGAGTAGCAAAACTACGTGCCGCACTCTTTGGGTCGAAATCGTACAAATCGTTCTTAGCAAAACCGATGTAACCAACTACCTGCTCGTTAATCTTGTTGTTAACGGCCCATTCTTGCCAGTCATCAAAGCTGACTTTCAATTCCAAGTGCAAGAAGCGGTTAGCCAACGGAGCAGGCATACGGTAAGTAACGCCCTTGTCAGTTTCACGGTTACCAGCCGCAACAATTGAAACACCTTTTGGCAAGTAATATGTGCCAACACGACGGTTCAAAATTAACTGATAAGCCGCGGCTTGCGTAGCTGGAGCCGCGGAGTTAAGTTCGTCCAAGAACAAAATTGCGGTACTATTTGGATCGCTTGGAAGTTCAATAGGAGGAGCCCAAGTCATAGAATTTGACTGGCTGTTGTAATATGGAATACCTTTAATGTCGGTAGGTTCCCACAAGCTCAAACGAACGTCAATAACTTCACGTTCTTGTTCTGCACCAATTTGATGCACAATATCGGACTTACCAATACCGGGAGGGCCCCACATGAACACAGGGCGGTTAACCTTCATACACTTGCGGATAGCCGCTTTTGCTTCATTAGGACTTTGTGTGCGGTTTGCACTGATCTCACCTTTTGCCATTTGTATAACCTTTCAAAATAAAAACAAATGTAATTTACTACGCTCTATGTATATATTATACGGCCGGCGTCAAGGAAAGTCAACACATTTTGGATAAACCGATCCGTTGTATTTTTACAACAGATGTTTTGCTTCGTTAGAGCTCCATCCAAATTTATGGACGTCTCCGGAGAATAGGATCAATTGGAAAGCAGTTTTTTCTTTGAACACTACAATAGCATCTGGCATAAGGAAATATGGACAGTCAATGAACCTATCCATCCAGATAGTAGTTTGGGAAGTTACTTGGAATTCTTCGTCTTTGGGAAAATCTATCTTGTAGTCTTTGTACCCAAGGACATCTTTTAGATATTTGTATCCATCAAAAGTCAATCTCCAACCTCCTACTTTTTTCTCTCTGGTGTTAAACCAAACAGTTTTATGGAATTGGTCGAAGTTGATATCTTCGGATTTCTCTCCTAGCTCGGTATACAACTTCCGGCTAAGATCTTTTTTGGAAATCATTCTTTGATGAGCTCACCGGTGGTCAGCTTGTATACACCAAAGTCCTCGCATTGAAATAATTTGTTTAATTTTTCTGCGAGATTAAACGCATGTCCAGAATTGGAAAAACTTACCTTTTTATATTTTGGCCCTAACTGTTGTGCCACTAAACTTGTGGTTTTTAAATTAACAGGTTTACCTTGATAAAAAACAGCCCATATGGCATCAGCTTCAAGAACTTGTTCTGTCTTGTAGTTTTTCTTGTTTGTTATCTCTAATAATACTTTAGGCTTAGGTCTAGACATAATAAGTGCGTCTCCAAATATACGCACTTATTTATTATAGTTGTAGTTAAAACGTTCCGCCGTCCATTGATACTTGTGTATCGGGCTGGTTTTGCATAGCGGCTTGTAAGATAGTATCTAATTCGCCGCTAATACGTGTCATTACTACCGCTAGACTATTAGCTAACTCTGTGGCTTCTAAAATGTCTAAAGTGACTATTCTTTGGCCTGATTTGGCCGCAATACGGGCCTTATCGAGGTAGTTTTCAATAGGTATAGTGTTTAATTGCTTCATGCTGTAGTTTTGCCTATAGTACTCAATACTTGACGCATTTCGAGTTCTGTTTTAAATGGACCTTGATGTGCATAGCGTTCTAAAGTAATCAGCTTTGGGCAGAAACTTTTAACCCAACCCTTACGGAATTTAATCACATAGTAACCGGCGCAATATTGGCTTTTGCTTTTATCACTCTTTGAGTAAATTGGCAATTTTTGTTGTACATCATATACAGGATTGAATGGCTTGCTTGAACAAGGAAACTCATAAATGTGGTACTCTTGTTCCTTCACTTCTTTAGCTGTTTTTTCTTTCTTTAGTTGTTCTTCAGTGATTGAAATTCCAAACAAAGTTTTAAAAACTGCAAGGTCTGCAAGGTCAACTTTTTGCCCCTTGCGCATGAATGAATAACCTTTTTTCTCTTTAGTAAGGGTTCCTAACTTTTCACCCTCTACTTCCAATAACCAAAACTTGCCATCAACGATCGGCTTAGTTGTTGCGTCTATCATTTTTGTCTCCTTATGACATGTATCTTGCATTAAGCGGCTCGGCATAGCTCTGTGCCTGATCAGTAACCTTTACTAGATCATATTGGCCACAGAATTTGATAAATCTAATTCCGACCTGCGATACATTTTTTTCTTTAGCTATTTCTTCTTTAATAGCATCCTTAATAATCGATTTGATATCTTCTGGCTGGCCAGTCAAATCGCATAACTGCACGTTACGGATATAATCATCCAACACACGATGTTCTTTACCTTCGTGGTCGGTCCAACGTTGCAACATCAGATTGTTCCAAGAATATCCTTTGGAGTCTCTGTCAGCAAATGCTTCTCTGAGTCCGACTTTGTTCTTAGTACCTTTTTCGCGTACTCCTGGGAAAGCAGAAAAGATGTTGTCGGAGGTGTCTCCTCGCATACATTTTTCAAATAAGAGCCATTCGGGGTCTGGAGCAGACTTGGCAGTTTTTGTTTTCTTGTCAATAACATGTTTTCCCTTTTCATCAAAATAACCTTCGTGCGTAGTAGTAACACCACTTACGCCATTATATTGTTTTACATTAGGAGCGATTAGCTGTGCAAAATCGCCATCTGTTGAAATGATAACGTGGTTATCGTTTGGATGTGCTTGGATCCAACCAGCAATTAAATCGTCTGCTTCTAATTGCTTATGCTGTAGTACTGTACAGTTAGTCTTCTCGTGCAAGAAATCTTTGAAGTCATCAAATGTTTCCCAGAATACTTTATCTTCTTCTGCGTCTTTTGGACTTAGCGCATCTCTTGCAACTTGTCGATTACGTTTGTAGGGCTCGTAATAGTCCTTACGCCATGAGCGACCTTCGAGCGCGAACACAACATGTTTCCCATCAAAGTCCTTCCATGCTTTTCGAACGGAGTTAAGAATAACGTGTAGACTCATTCCGACTTTTTCGGATATGTCTCCACGAACTACGTGTCTAGCACGAAAGAATGTATTTGCTGTGTCTACAATTATATATGTCATTTAAAATATTTCCGCCTTGCCATTGCCAAGACTGTTTACGTTGATATAACCGGCACCTCTTTGAGACATGTTAACACTTTCCTCCATTGCAACATCTCTACAAAGATCTTTGAACCAGGCGTCGACTACTGCTTCTTCAGTATCGCCTGTGTAACCGGACTCTCTTAATTTTACTATAAAATACTCGTTCCAGTCAAGTTCAAAAAAACCATTACGGATATTATCTTCGTTTATATGTGTATTTAATACCGCAACATAGGGCTCTTTTTTGAGCGTAGCCGCTTCTTTTGGGGGAAGGGTTTCTGTAACTACTTCTGTGTACTTCTTAGCTTCAGCCTCCATTTCGGATCTGCTGGGCGTCTTTTTAAACAAGTTTAAAAATTTATCTATCATATTTCCATCCTTTGTGGTTTTTTTCTGTATTCTATGTTTCCGTAGTTTGTAGTTAGTACCCATCTATCTTCATCGCTACCATTCTCTTGGGTCATATGTTGCAACCATCCGGGGAAAAATAGTACATCTCCAGTAACAGCAGGAACGGGTTGATATTCTTCAAGACTTCCATCAATCTTTCTTTGGATACTACGCAAATCATAATGCGGGTCCTTGAACTCAATAAATCCGCTATTTTCTGGTAAAGCTAGGTATGCCGCAATACTTAGACTACACATGCCGTGAGCGTGTGGATATGTATATCCGCCTTTTTTGTGCAAATTTACCCAACTGTTAGGAATCCAGAAAGGCATATAGCTTTCTAGTTTTAGTTGACCAAATAAAATCTCAACTGCAATTTCATGTTGCCATTCGTAAAAATCTTTAAACACTGGATGCTTGTGAGGTGCATTGTTTTGATTTAGAACTGAACTCCATGCTTTTCCAATTTCTAAATCTAATGCACCTCCGTTTGGAGCCCTCGCCATTATTTCTTTTGCGGCTTCTATATGTTCGTCAGTAAATCCATCATAGTGTGCTTTAAACACTATCGGTTGATATGGATGAATAACTTCAAACTGCATCAGGTTCCCCACTCGTTTTTAAAGAGTGGCACTTGAAGTCGGTCACTGTACCGCCATCCTTTTCGCATTGCCATCTCTGCCACTGATCTATTATTAAGAGTGTACACCCGCTCAACACCACCGACAGGC